CCATTTGTAACGCTGATATTTAGAGATACAAGCTTGCACCCATAGGCGTATGTTCGGAAGTTAACGCCATCGATTCTAAAGCATAAACTTGAAGTTACTTGACCGCTTGAGGTTGATGTTGGAGTATACCAAGTTTGCATTGGATAAATACTTGATGGTTCATCGCTAAAAGCTGGAGAGACTCCAATCTTGCCAGCTCCACCACGATTATTAGAAGTAATTCCAGCATATTCACAACGACCAGCAATAATTGAACCTACTAAACCACCAATTTTATAATTTGTATTGGTTGTTGTTGGAGTGAAAAAATTAACGTCATCACCAGTAACGGTATCAGCTGAAGTAAATAATGGAAGGCTAGTTAAAAAACCAGCATTCAAGAGCATACCTAAACCGGTTGAAGCATAAGTATTGGCTGCACTTCCAACGGTTGTAAAATCCATTGTGATCTGAACCTGACCAGTTCTTCTTTGAACACGACTACCAGCACTATAAACGGTATCGGGTTCAGGTGGCAAACCATGTGGTCCATCTCTAGCTTCGCTTCTCTCATTGATAACAATATCCCCATAAATAACAATTGGGTCTTTTTCACAAGGCAAGCTGATGAAGCTCAACGCTCCATTTGCTGGAAGGCCTGAACTTGCATCGATTGAACCAAAAGTTGATTCAGTAGCAACGGAAATACTTCTATGTGTAACACTCATTTTTTAATCCTCTAAATATAAAAGGGTAAAAGGTAAATTTAGGATATATCCAATTTGACTTGGATCATTTGTGATTTCCGTCAAATTAGGTATTGAAGGAATTAATGAAACGATTCCAGTATTTTCAAAATCATAATCAGGAAGCTTCAAGGCATTGATTAATTGACTTGAATCTTCTGCTATCATTCTATCTAAAAGGGATAAATCACCGCCTATATCATAACGAACTCTAAGTAATAAATCTATTCGCTTTCTTCCACTAATACCAGCCAGTCCATCATCAGAAGCTAAAGACTGAAACTTAATATCAAATAATCTATTTTGATTTGATCTTGATTCCAAGCTTTGATTTCTACCAGTACTATCACTGATACAAAGGAAGCTATGATATGAATCACTCTTAGGGTTTAAGTTTTCAATTCGATCGATCAAATGATCAATTGATGAAGAAATCCCTTTACTCATTTAAATCCTCCAATAAATTTATTCTAATCATTTCAATCAATTGCTCAACTTCTTTGTCACTTAATCCAATATATGATCGCTTTTCATTTACAAAATATCCATATTGTTGAACTGGTGATAATAAGCCAATAGTAAAACCATTACTTGACGATTGAATAACTGTGAAGTTTTGCATAAGCTGGCCTGATAGTGTCAAGTCAACCTCAGCTGATTGACCTTCCATTGAGTTAATTCTTCTTCTTGATCTATTTTTATATTCTTTATATCCACCTTCAAAAAACATACCATTCTTGGTTTTTTCTCCGCCTTTAGGAGCCAATCTTTTTGCTAATTGGCTTTTATTTCCAACATATAATGGCTTTGTTGAATATTCCTCAAATGGCTTTCCATCAGCATCTAAGCCTTTATAAACTCTTTGCTTAATAATTGAAGTCATATCCAAGCCAGTTCTAAGCATTTGATCTTGAGTCAATTTTAGGCTGGGTAAATTTAAGTTGATTCTTGCCTTCATTAGTGTTTCATGCCTCTTGAAGGAATAAATTCTTTTTCATCTTGTGATTGAATATGACTTGCAAAGCTTCCCCCCATATAACTTCTATTCCCCCCTTTTGCTCTGATATTCAATTCATCGTTTTGAACTAGTCCATCGTTATTTAAATCCAAGCTGATTGTTCTCATTGTCAAATCACATAGTTCAACCCCCCTTGTTCTCATCTTTTCGCTTAGATCAATGTTGCCATTGAGCTCATGCACTCTTGCAAGTGTCAAATACGCGTGCGCTTGCAATAAGTCTTGTGAATTGTGAATATCATCTTCATCAACTCCATCAGGAATAATTAAATCCCTGACATACTTAGCAAGCTCTTCTAAAGATGCTTCAATTTGATCTTCAAATCCATTCGCTCTTCTTGGTGCTAAATCAGCTGCATGAGGGAAGATTGAGCAAAATTTATTATGATCCAAACCCGTTTCAAATGGTCTTTCAACAACCTTCAAAATTCCCTTTTCAACCTTGTTAATTGATTGACCCCCAAGGCTTTGAACATATTCAATAGTAAATGCGATATTGCCTTTATCAGCCGTTATATTGGCTGATGATGCTAAATAAGTCCAGCAAGCAAATTGAATGGTTGCATTAGAAGAAAAGCTTATATCTCTAGGCAATGGATCACCAATTATTAAACTACTACCAATAATGCGAACTGGCTTAATCGAGAAATAATCATCTCCATCAGTTAATAAGAAGGCCTGATTTTGATAAGGCTTTAGGCTGGAGGCTGAAGATGTCAAAGTCAATGTTCTTCGATCATTTGCGATTGCATTTGCAATAATAGAAGCTCTTCCTTCAGTCATAGAAGAAGTAATATCACCAGCTTCTAAATGAAAAGTAATTGTTGGATTCCCAATTATTGCATTAGGTGCTTGCCAAATGAAATTATGGTTTTTGCCTTTTTGCGCTTTTCTCATATTGTCAAATCCTTTATATCGCTATCGCTTGTTTGCTCTAAATTCATAACCTTAATAAAGCCTTTACTGACTGGACTCCAAGAATGTCTACAATTATAACCACCTCCAACCGTTAAAACTGGTCCAGCTCCTTGACCATTATTTAAACGATTGATTTGTGATTTACTCAATACTTTTCCTACAAGCCTTCTACAAAATGGCCTTGTGATTCCATCCTTTGGACCCACATATAAGAACATATCAATCTTAGCTTGTTCAGCATTAACCGCCTGAACTGATCTCCCAAATTCGGCGATTTTCAGCCTTGCTTGTGTTGTATTCCTACCAACCGATTTTTGAAATTCTTGTGCTAAAGCGTCTAACGGTGCTTTAGTTGATCCAATAACCAAAGCTGAATTAACGGCGTTTTTGATAGACTTGCTTAAATCAGGAAGTATTGAATCATCAAAAACGGAAGCTGAAGTTCTTTGAATGGTTGATGATATAACATTTATATCACCTATAACAAAGCTGGGATCAATTGCTTTCATTGCTTCATTGGTTAATTGAACAATGTCTAATTGTGCTTGCTCAAAATATTGTATTGAATCGCCTAAGCCTTCAGCGATCAAAAAATTCTTCAATTCAAGAGGACTCATATTAATCAATATTTCTCCTCTTCCTTCTTTAATCAATCTAGCAATTGCTTCTTGAAGCCTTTTAGTTGATCTAGTCAATGTTCTTTCAAATTCTTGAGCTACATTGACTTCTTTTTTCAATATATCCAGCCTTGATTTCAATAAGGCCTTCATATCAGGATTGGTTTCATTTTGTACTTGTTTTTTTAAGTCATCAATTGCTTCTTGATCAGCATCCTTTTCAGCTAAGGAGACATGATGAGAAGAATGATTGTTACAAAAAACACAAAACATAGAAAGCCAATCAGGTCAAGCATTAAGCTAAACAATCAGTTAAGAGGAAGCCATAGTTTTGAGCAATGATCTTATCTTGTTGTTGATGCTGAAGCCATACGCTTCTTCTTGTCATATCAAGATCATCATAGGTTTGGCTTGTATAGCCTTCATACTCAAAGCATAAAGCGGCCACTGGCATGACCTTAGTACCATTCTTATTAACAACGGCGGTTGATCCCTTCATGATACCAAGGAAAACACTATCATCAGTCCAAATTTGAGCTTCGCTTGAGGTTAAGCCAGCATTAGCGGTTTCTCTTCTTGCACTACCAACAAAAACATTGGGAATTCCTAAGACATCTTGAAGAACACTAACAACCATGTCATTTTTCATTAAACGATTGCCTGCTGCGGTACCAGTTGCATCAGCGGTAAAGAAGCCTCGAACTTCTGGATTTCTTGCCAATGCTCTCATAGCACCATAACCAAGAACCAAGGTATCTGGAAGAATACCATGTGCATTAGCTCTAATGACATCGATCAAAGCATGAAGATCAGTTAATGGTTCAGCTCCTGAAGCATTCCACTGAGTACCATTAGAACCATTGGCCAAAGAAGCTAAAGTAGAGGTATAAGAACCCCAATTTCCAGCACTAAAAAGAAGATCAGCAAGTCTTTGCTCTCTCTTCAAAATCAAAGCACGTTGAACTTTTCTAAAGCTTCTTTGTTCTTCATTACCAGGATATTGAGAGTTCTTAATGTCTTCCATAGCAATGGAATCTTGAAAAGAATAAATCTTGGTGCTAAATGTAGTGCTGGAGCGATCAAAATTACCAATTGCTTGACGCTTAGAGCCTGGAGCTCTTTCAGGATTAACATCAGGGGCCCCCATGAAGTTTCTTGTTTCTTCAATGAGTAAAGTGCCAGTAGTTCCAAGGCTGGAAACATCAACCTTCTCAATAACTTGATCAGCAATAAGTTGACTATCACTAGGAATAGCTTCAACGGCTAAGTTCTTGAGAATCTCTTGGACTGGATGAATATTTAAATATGATGGATTAGCCATTTATTATACTCCTAAACAAGGACTAAAGAGGATTTCGATTTGTTCACCATCAGAACCAGCGGTATTAACATCGTTTGCAAGATAGCGACCAGCTGCGATTTGTACTCCAGCACCGCCACTAGCATAAGCGTAAACTTTACCAGCTAAACCAGGCATAACAAAGTAATCAGTACCAGCGGTAATAGCTTCACCAGCAATAACACGAGTTAAACCAAGGATACAAACATTGGTAACTTCACCGCTTGATACTGATAGTTGGGAAACGCCGACTGGTACGTCGGTTGATGCTGTACAAGCTACAACTTTACCAGCATTGTTT